TACCGCAATACTGCCAGCTACGATCAGGCCCAAAATGCCCTACTCTACCGCAGAGACCTGATCTATACAGTTGAATACGCCACAATTACCAAGACCCAACAGTCATCTATGCTCTTCGGCGCCTCCGGTCTGAACAGCAATATCACATATGGTTAGGTAGTTATCATGATACATCACCTAGTTGTTACGAAGCCATTTCTGAACTTCGTCCGGGGCGACATCATCGTTGACGCTTCCAAGATAGGCGAAATCCTGGCCAACGAACACAAGAAGTTTGTTACCAGGATTATCGCGCCTAACACGTCGAAAGGTTAGCCCACGTGCCAATTTCACAGCAAGGCAGCATCAATACCACCTCTTTGATCGTACCTGATCTGTATGTCCAAATTGTCGCGCCGCAAAATCTGGTCCTGAATGGTGTCCCGACAAACATCGTTGGGGTGATCGGGACCGCCTCATGGGGGCCGGTTAACGAGCCTTCCATCGTCGGGACCATGTCGGACTATGCGCAACAGTTTGGTTCTATCATCCCCCGCAGGTACGATATGGGCACGCAGGTCGCCACTGCCGTTCAGCAGGGCGCGCAAAATTTCCGTTGTGTTCGCGTTACCGACGGCACCGACACGGCCGCATATACGGTTGTCCCTGGATCAAATGCAAGCTTTACCTCCCTTTATACTGGATCCCTCGGCAATAACATTACTCTGACACTCGCGGCCGGCTCGCAGCCAAACTCGTGGACGCTGTCGGTACTCCTTCCAGGTTTCGATCCTGAAGTTTACGATGGCCTCGTCGGCAATGGTGCCGCCTTCTGGAGCAACCTGGCAACCGCTGTCAATTCAGGTGTAGGACCTCAGCGGGGACCGTCTCAACTGGTTATCGCGAGTGCAGGAGGAACGACCGCTTCGCCCGCTCCCTTCTCGCTTACCCTGGGGTCATCGAGTGCAGGAACTGACGGCGGGACACAGGTGGGCAGTGCCCAGTTAATCGGTGTCGATGCACCCGTTCGCAGTGGAATGTATGCCTTACGTGGGCAAGGTTGTGGACTTGCTGTGCTTGCAGATTGCGACGATTCCACCACCTGGACCACGCAGGCAGGTTTGGGCCTCGAGGAGGGAATCTACATGGTTCTCACTTCGCCTGCCGGTGACACTATTTCGAATGCCGTGGCAACCATCGCTGCGGCGGGGCTGAACAGCTATTCCGCAAAACTTATGTTTGGTGACTGGCTATGGTGGTCGGATCAAGCAAACAACGCAGTTCGCCTTGTTTCGCCACAAGGCTTCGCGGCTGGTCGCCTCGCTAACCTCTCGCCTGAACAATCCAGCCTTAATAAGCAAATATATGGAGTCATCGGCAGTCAGCGTACCGGTACTCCTGGATCCAGCCAAAGCACGACATATTCTTCGGCCGACCTCAGCGCCTTACTGGGCGCCGGGATTGACTTGATTTGCAACCCTCAGCCTGGGGGCTCCTATTGGGGGATACGTGGAGGACTCAACACGTCATCGAATGCCACGACTAACGGCGACAACTATACAAGGCTGACAAACTATATCGCCGAAACACTCGCGGCAGGGATGGGTTTATATGTCGGGCAGGTTATCAATAGCACTTTGTTTCAAAACATTAGATCAACTCAATTGTCATTCCTGAATAATATGTATGGACAAGGTTTGTTAGGGAGTACGGACGGATCCATTCCATTCAGTGTCATCTGCGACACGACCAACAACCCGTCCTCCCGTACAAGCCTCGGCTACGTTCAGTCAGATGCGCAGATCCAATATCAAGCAATCAACGAGCGCTTCATCGTCAACGTCGAGGGTGGCCAGACGGTCCAGGTCTCCCGCCAAACCTTACCGACCGGACAGGTTAATTAGGAGACTATCCAGTGGCACTAACTGCTTTCTCGATTGGCCGGGATACCCAGCTTGTTGTGATGGGCCCGAATGGCCGGGTAGATCTCAATCACGTTACCGGCTTTGAAAGCCGGCAAATCACCAGTCCCGTTCGTGTTAGCCGACTAGACGGAACTCAGCTAGCTGCGGAACTCCCCAAAGGATGGGAAGGCAGTTTCGAGGTCGAGAGGGGGACATCCGCCCTTGATGACTTTATTTCCACGATGGAGCAGAATTATTATAGTGGTGCGGGCACGACGCCCGGCACTATGTATCAGTATATCACTGAGGTTGATAGTTCCGTCTCCACGTACCAATTCGACGGCGTCGTATTCAAACTTGCAAGTGCCGGAACCTGGAAGGGAGACTCCAGCGTGAAGCAAAAACTGGAATTCTATTCTACCAGAAAGCGACGCATCTGATGACCCCTTCACAAACTATCGTGCAGGAGGCCACCCGTACCTTTACCACGATCGATACGAAAGGAAGACGGCTTTCGCTCCGTCGTTTGACAGCACTCGATACTTTGAGGCTATTTAAGGCTGCGGGTCCGGTCTTGGCACAAAACGAACCATGGCTGTCAATGGCCGGCCTCGCTTTCTCTCTCCTGGAGATGGATGGCGTCCCGGTACCCGCCCCTGCTACCGAAGCACAGATTGAGGGGCTAATTGACCGTCTCGGGGATGAGGGCTTGGCCGCTATCGCAAACACGATCAAAGAACAAGATCCAGTCCACGATACCCAGGCCGATGTGGGAAACTCGCTCGGCACCCCGTCCTGATCGATTGCCTATACCTTATTCGGCACGGGGTGCCGTTCGATGTTGCATTTTCTCTTTCGTCTACCCAACGATCTGCGTACGTCATCGTGCTCGGAACCTTGGAGGGGCACGATTTTGATTGGGCAACATTCGACTGGGTCAACGCTGCGCTAGGCAGAGAATGACCTATTTGTTGCTTTTATCATCGGCCGTGGTGTGTCTGAAGGGTGGTAGCCGTGCGTGAGGCGATTGCAGAGCGAATCACCTGGTTCCTGCGACTTCAGGATATTATGCGCTTTCCAGGGCATTGCCTGGCTCCACTGTCTGGGGCAATGCGTAACCGCAGACCTACTGCCCGCGGCTTCGACGCCATGGTTTTACGGGATCTGGATATCGCCAAGACTATTCCCTTTGCGCGCCCACTCAAACGTGTCCCATCACACGAATATCAAAAACCAAAACTTCCAGACACAATAGGAGCGAGCAGCGATATTCGCGCGTCGCGCACGAAGGCGCCGGCGGCGATGATGAACGCATTTAAGAATGCTTCGGCTCTGAATGGATCTTGGGCAATTCAGATGACCAGAGGGATGTCCCCTCACAAGGGACCGATTTTTCCGAGCAAAATGTTCAAATCTGAGTCCATGAACGCCTGGGGAACTCGGCGAATTAGGGATGATCCTGCCATCAACCGACGGATGCCACTAACGCGTCTCTCGGTTGCCGATATGCTCTCCCTTCCTCACGCCTCCACTCCCTCAGCCTCCGAACTCCGTTCAGCCCGGTCCGGGTCCATAAGCGCAAGGCTCGAATCGGACCTTAGGGCGCCACCACCGCCAACGCCGGAAGCCGCAAACTCAGAGAGAATTTCTGAGCAGCGATTGGCGTCTCGCTCAGGTGGGCTGGCTGCCCGTCCTAGCCAGCATTTGCGACAGCACAAGGGATTGCCGGTATCCACACTCCATATCGACGGCTCCACGTTGGGACGGTGGGCCGTACGGCATATGGAACGAACGCTAGGGAAGCCCGCCACAGGCATGACAGGCGTGGACCCCCGAGCCGGGCTGCCAAGGACTCACGTTTCGCCGTTTTAGCCTTCGCGCTGCGCGCCAATATTTCGTCTCTGGAAGCCGAGTATACTTTGCACAATTCCCCTATCCGACTTGGACCCATCAATCTCCGAGACTTCGAGATTCCACACTCGGTTCGCTTTGGCGGTCGTCAGAGGCTTACCGTTCACACTCTTGCCGGCGGAAGACGAATTGTCGAGCGGCTCGGTCCGGACGACAGCGAGATTCAGTTCGAGGGTATCTTCTCTGGACCTGCCGCCGTAGCGCGCGCGCAGGCCTTTGACACTTTGCGGCTATCAGGACAAAGTGTCTGGCTGACCTGGGAGTCCTTCAGACGTCAAGTTATTGTGAAAAGCTTCGTTGCGGATTATCATAGTCCCTGGTGGATTCCCTATCAGGTAAGTTGTGTCGTTGTCCATCAGGCTCGGATCGCAGCCGCACAAGCTTCCAATGTGATTGCTTTGTTGTCCGCCGACCTCAGCGCCGCGATGTCTGCCGCCGCCGGATCGACGATCTCTTTGACATCCTTACGGACCGTTCTGTCTAATTCGAACGCCGCGACAATCGGTACTGCGGACCAAATCCAGGCGAGCACCACCGTGCGATCAACTCTGACAGCAATCAATGCGCAAATGGATCAACAGTCAGCTACCCTCATCTCACCGATCGCGCCCGGAACTAACCCATCTGACCTAGGACAAATGTATATCTCGAGATTGACCTGTGCGGCGTCATTGGCCGCTCTGGTCAATATGAGATCCTATATTGGCCGGATCGGTGCGAATATCGCGGGGACAACTACTTAACATGCGGATAATTACCAATATTGGCGGCAATCTCTTCAGAATAGCCGCTGTACAACTGGGCAGTGCGCTCCAATGGATCAACGTAGCGCGGACCAATAATCTGAGCGACCCGATTCTGACCGGGCAAAATCAGATCGCGATCCCTCCTTATTCATCGGCTTTCTCCGACGGCATTGGTCCACAGTAGATGCCTACGATATCAGCCGATCGAATGGAGGTTCAGGTATCGCTCAATGGAGATCCGATCTCGGGCTTGCTCCAGGCCGGTATAGCGACAACAAACACCTTTTCTGCAGACACATATTCTCTTACGTTCGCGATAGGTGGAAGCGCGTCGAATGATATGGCTTTCTGGTCTTTGGCTTCCTCTGCCTATATCGAAGTGACTGCCGTTATCTCGTCCGCCTATGGCTCGACGTATCAGAGCCTCATTGGCGGCATGGCCGATGCGATCCATGTCGATCCCATAATGCGAACCGTTGCGGTCGAAGGACGGGATTTATCGTCCTCGATGATCGACTCCTATCGGCAACAAGACTTTGTTAATCAGACCGCGTCGGAAATCGTATCGACGATTGCACAGTATCATGGCTTGCAGCCTGTTGTAACCGCGACCAGCGGAAACGTAGGACGCTATTATGGCGATGGCTATACGAAGCTGTCGCTAGGACAGTTTTCACGCCTCCAGTCGGATTGGGACCTCCTGGTGCAGTTGGCACGGCAAAATGCCTTCGACATCTTTGTTGATGGTAAGTCGTTATATTTTCAGCCAGCAGGCTCAGCGGTAAACGCTCCCGTTTCCATATCGTTGCTTGATACGAATAGTATGCAGATAGAGCGAGATTTTAATATCTGTACAAATACCACAGCCAGAGTTCAATCATGGGACTCTCAGAACCTGGTTGCCTATGACAGCAATAATCCT